GCTATCTTCCTTGCGCCTAAGCCTTTAGCTCTAAGCGCATAAATATGCTTTAAAACTTTTTGCTCCTCAGGTATAGGCACTAGCTTGGTTCTGCGTCTGCTACCAGATCCATCGTATTCTTTGCGATAACCAAACGGAGTTTTACCGCCAATGGAGTAGCCTCTTTCCGCATAGACGAGTTTGCCGCCGTTAAGTCGAGACATAATCATTTCTCTCTCCATAGCCGCAAACCAAGCAAGCATGGTAACCAATTGATTGTTAGCCATTCTGGTTAAATCCATTTTTGCTGCCAGTCCCGTTTTTTCTTTTGCTTTCGGTAATACCATAGGCACATCACCAAACATGTCGCAGAAATACAACGTAATACCAGTCTCCTCCAAATCTGGTACCATGTTAATCATCTCAAGGGGTGATCTGGCAATACGGTCGAGCTTAGTTGCTACTATCACATCGTTAGCGTCCATCACGTCGGTCAGCTCTCTAGAGCCTGGTCGCTCTAACAAAGGCTTCATGCCACTAATACCAGCGTCGGTAAAGAACTTGTCAACTTTCCTGCCGCCGTATTTGTTAGCGACAAACTCCTCAATCGATCTTTTTTGTTCTTCGAGTGAAGAGCCGTCTTTGACCTGTTGCTCAGACGATACTCTGATATAGCCGTAGATATGATTTACTTGTTTTCTTGGTTCGATCATGCTGCCTCCATGTTTTTAATAGATTTTATTGCTTGTTTCTTAGTACACCCGCCGTTGATGAACCAGGTGCGATAACCGGTTGGTGTAAATGGAGTAGCAACTAGTTTGGTAGATCTCCAGGCGTTACAGCGAATCTCAACTCTGTCTGATTTATCTATTTTGCCACTAACCCATTTTGTGTAGCTGGCATTTTTGTAGAAATATATTTTAACTGTAGCTTTTACATTTTTATCCTCGTAAACAAATTTATCAATCAGTTCACCGTTATCAAAGTTGCTTTTGGTCCACCAAATATCGTCTTTGGATTTATATGTGGTTAGTGATCTTTTATAAACTTTTGGATCTTTAGAGTTTACGTTGCTGAATGTCTTATACTGCCCATTTTTTGTTTTTATTGTAACAGCATAAATTTTTCCATCTCGCTTATGGTACCTTGGATAAGTTGGTTTTTTCATACTGCCTCCTCCTCAAACTTAATCTCACCACGTTTAATCATTCTTAAAATGTTTCTAGTTTCAAACAGCCAGTCAGTAGCGCCAAGGCCAAGACTGTGGTCAATACCCCAACAAGTGCCACCGTCATCTAATATCTGTTTCATTTCCTCATCGTGTTTTGCACAGTCATAAGACTCTGCAATTTGTTTTAGGTCTGATGACTTGGCCCACTCTTTTACAATAAAAACAAGATTTTTCATAGTATCTTCTTTGACGTTCATACTGCCTCCTTAGTAATAATTTGATCTCTTTCAATGACAGATTGAAAAGTAAATGGTTCTCTATGCAGCTCAGAAGTCGTTTCGACAAGCACGCAGTCTAGGTGAGGTAGATCCTCGTGTTTAAAGTTATTGTCGATAATGATGCCCTCACAAACATCATTCCACTTATCAATAAATAAAACTTTTTTGTTTTTCATAGTCCCTCCATAAAAAATTTGTTACTCACGATACAATAATAACAAATGAGCAGATATTTGCAACTATTTATAAAATTTAGTATATTGTTTTTTGTAAGTTAATTTTGAGGAAAATTATGAAACTACCAATAGAAAGAAAAAAAGCAAACACATCTGGGATTCAGTTTAGAATTGATCCAGACACTAAGAAAAAATTAACCGCGCTGAAAAAACATTACGGTGTTGGCACAGGCGAGTTGATGAAAGCAATGATTGTGGAATGTCACAAGTCGCTAGCGGAGATAGAACAATGAGTGAAGAAAAAATGGAGTGGCAGCTTATAAAGCCAACAAGAGACAGAAGCTCTTATGACAAATATATAGAGGATGCTGAGTTGCCTGTAAAAATCGACAAAGATATACCTATGCCTGGTCAAAAAAAACCTTTTATATGGGTTAAGCTAGCAACCAAGATGGAGGTTGGTGATTCTGTATTATTTGATAATGAAGATAAAGTTAGGGTTTTGCGTCAAGCTGGTTATCAAAAAGGTATAAAATTTAAACAACGCCGAGTAGATGAAGGTATAAGAGTTTGGAGGGTTTTATAATGAGTGCACCAAAACATATCAAAGATACTTTGTATCCAGTGTTAATAGAAATTTTTATTCGCTACTTGTCCAGAAAACATGACAAGCCATACAATCAGATAGCTATGTCTGAGATGGCGCCAGAGGATCTTAAGCTGTGGCAAGAGATTGAAGAGATGAATGGCCGCAAGGTTGGCGTGGTTTATAAAGACGATGCAGCGACAAGGGTGGTGCATTGATGATTAAGAGCATGATTAAACAAATAGAAGTAATAAAGCTTAATAAGGATATACAGTTTTTGACAAAACATTATTTTCACAACAATACAAGTATGGCAAAAGCTCTTGATATTCTGCCCAAAGTTTTGCGAGATTTTACAAAAAAGGGAGTTATGCCACAGGATAAAAAGTTTGAGAAGATGATAAAACGAGTTGATGCTATAAAGCTAGAAATTAAAGAAGCAAATGAATACAAACCAGAGGATTTTTTCAGTAATTAAGAGTGATGCTTGATTGGTTTTGGAACTTAATCGATAAATGCGTTGAGAAATCGTTGCAAAACCAGTCTAATAAATTATTTGAGAGGGAGGTTAAACGCCATGAAGATGAAAGACGAGATTGAGGGTGTAGCACGACATTTACGCCTTGTTTGTTCACAACAGATCGAAGATCTAGAAGATCAACTGCCACAAGTTACCAATCCGGTGGAACGAGAGGATCTACAAAAACGGATCGACACGTTGCACGAGATGACAGATGAAGTGAATCGACGCGCTGAGGTTTTAATTGTAAAGTATGAAAATGATAGCAAAAGCTAAATGTGAAAAATGTGGCAGGACTATTCCTGTCAGTGAGTTGCTAAGGCACAAATGTGAGGGTGAAGTGCCAAAACATTTGCGCGATGTGCCTGATGATAAAATGTCAAGCTTGCGCACTATGTTTGCGCCACGCTTTTAACGAAACGGCGGGCCTGTAAACCAAGCAACCACTACATAACGATTGCCTTTGGTTACCGGTTTGACCTGATGCGAGATAAATGAGCTAAAAGCTACAATTTCACCTACCTTGGGACGCGTACAACTAGGTTGTTCGCCGGTTCTAAAGCACAATTCGCCGCCTTCGTACTCTTCATTCAGGCAAAGTGTCATACTTATCTTGCGTGTGGCAGCTGTGCCGTCAGGTCCAATGTCAATATGATAGCCATAGCCGTTACTTGGAGCCTCATAGTGGATAAGTTGCGCTGTTTCAATGCCAGTAATTTGATAATTAAAGTATTTATTGGCTACAACAGCGATTTTATTAAGGATTCTGTAGAGACGGTCTTGGTTGGCGTCAATATAGTGAATCTGCGCATCCCGGATATCAGTATTTGCTGTCTCCTTAGCGTTTTTGTGCACTTTTGCTTGCACTGGCTCGCTTTCAACCAAGTAATCTAAGAACAGATCTACTTCATCTTGACTGATCGACAGTCCAGTAACGCCGTGATTGGGTGTTTCATTCTTGTTCGTCGACATGATAGTTTAAAGTTAGCTCATCACCCTGATTAATATGCCTTATGGTGTGCAAATGGAAAATTCTGTAATCGTCCCAATCCAAAAGTTCAATCAAGCAGCAGTTTGGGTTGGCGTGATGATTTAAAAAACCACCTAACGGAGTGCGCACATAGCCGTTAATAATTGGCACTTTGATGTGCGTCATGCCAAGGTCTGTATCGGCGGTAATATTTTCAGTAGCAAAGAGTCCCAAGCCTTCAATAGCACTGTTTTTAATCGTCAGATTATCTGGCAGTGGTTTGTAATAAAATTTGTTAAATTTATATTGCACCGTTAGCTCGTAAAGTGTTTGTCATATCTGCGCCAGTTCTTTTTGAGCACATCGAGCCAATGTTGCATGTCCATAACACAT